GCTTCTACCGACTTATAAACAGGTGGGCCATCTGATGGGGTTGTTTCTCTTTCCCACTTGTCGTCACCGTCGTCCATGACAAAACTACTGCCTCCGAGGCGACTTATAAATGCACTGTGCTTATGTTCAAATTTTCCAACTTTACCTTGTTTGCCTGCTTTATCAATAGGACCAGGTGTGGAAATTCCAAAAACTGCGCTCGGTACTTCTCTTCGGCCACTGGATGTAGTGATGCCTCTAATGTCGTCTTTTAACAGTCCTTGGTCTTCTAAAACCTTAGCCATAGGATGTTCAGGTTTTAATTTTTTAGTGTTGTCGCTCTGTACTTCGGGGTGTATAATTTTGTTGTATTCACTAACAGGAACTCGAGTTTTTTCTGTATCAGTCTGTCTACTATCATCAACTACATAGCTAGTTGCAGCATATCCTGGAACTTCGAAATTCATATCCTCGTCTTGAACACAGCCAAACCAATAACCCTTACGGGTGTCGCCGCCGATAAAGATACAGGCAACGATAGTTCCTACATCTGGGGGACAAAACCACATGCCATACGACTTTTGTGTTTGATCGTGTGTGTCAGGATCATCGCCTACAAACTCCATGCTGGTTGTTCCGTAAAACGGATTTAGATGTTTTACAGTACGTAATTGTCCTTCTCTATCTTCGTCATTACCTACTTCATGTAAAAGCTGTACTTCTAAAGATCCCATGTAACTAGGATCCAAGTGACTTACAACTTTTGCAAGAAAGGGTCCTGCATTTGGGGTATCGGCGTTGGCGCCTTTTCTAAATTCTTGTGCCATAATTAAGGATAATAAATTCCAGGATCTGATGGATAAGGTTCTGGTGGGGGTAAGGTTCCTGGTCCAGGATCAAGAATACCTGGTTGTTTAGTTAGCTGTAATTTCTGTTTGAATGAGCCTCTACTGAATGTACTATCTACTTGTTGTATCATATAGTATCCGCTAAATTCTCTTACAGGTTTGCCCATACCACCAAAGTCATAATAGCCAGTATCTGTGTTAATATCTTCGGGCATTCTAAATGCTAGTTTAATATAAGTTTGGCCTTCTTGCCAATTTACAGATCCTTCAGAGTTTTCAGGACCAGTGCCCGGAATGGTAAAATTACCATGCCCGCTATCTCCTAAATAATAAGGATCTCCTAAAATAGTTAAGTCAACGTTAAGTAGGCCTTGGTCATGATTTACAATATCCATAAATTGCCTAGCTGCTAGTGTTGCAGAATCGTCAAAACTTGCGCCACCGAAAAGAGTTGTTCTAGAACCTGTCTTATCTCTTCTTGCTACTTCAGGGCCAATAGTGCCGCTAGGTTCAGCTTCTGGCGGTGTTCCCCCAGAATGGGTAGGAGCTGCATTACTTGATCTAGCTGCTAGATTCTTATCATCAGAGTTTGATCCACCGTCAGCATTAAACTGTCGATAAAAGCCAATATTGTAATCTATATTCCAATCAAGAATATCGTAGTTTTCACCTGTGTATAACCAGTTGTATTCTCTTACAACTGCTGGCGGTGCTGATGTAGTATTAGGTGGATAGAAGTGTGCTGCGTCTATTAGATAAGGCACTACTCTAAAAATTACTTTTTTAGCCTTTTCACCTGTTTTAGGGTCTTCAGAAGAAGTTTGATGAAAATGTGTTTCAACTCGCCACCAGGTAACTTTAGGTCCAGGATTAGTTAACGCCTTACGACCATAATCACTTGACAGAATTACTTGGTTAATAATATCTTGAACAGTAGCACCTTTGGCAAATTTATAATCACCGTTTTGAGTGTCAACTTGAATTTCTCCTCGTTTATAAATTCCATTTTCGTAAGTTGCACCTTCTTTTGCAAAAGGGCTGTCTGCTCTGTTATATTGATCTAAACCTAGGCCAGCTTCTCCAATAACATTACCGTCTCCGTTACTAGTATAAGGTGCTGTAGGAAAACATATTTCAATTTCGTGTGCATACGTTACGGTTTTCTTACGGTCTTGATCGTCTTTGAATTTTTTATTAATAACTTGTTTTAAACTTTTTTCAGCATCTTTTAATAATGCTTTAACTGTCTTAGGTCCGTTTTTATCGCAGCTAATATTTGAATCAGTTTTTATTTCTGCAAAACTATTAGACATGCCAGCTTCATTCCACGGATATGCTTCTACGTTGTATTCCGTTCCTTTTTTAGTCACCCTCATATCTACTTTCATTATTTTCATATGAATGTATTTGTCAGTTTTAGGGATTGTTTGAAACGGTTCGTCAGGTCCAAAATGTCCTTTAAATTTTATACTAAGCATGTACGGTGCTTGAAGATAATTTTCATGCCCTGCTGCTTTAGCAGCCAATTGCAATGACTCCCAGAATTTACCCATACTATACGGTTCAACAACTTTAAAAGTAATTTTATGTACATTAGAGTTACCTGCTTGCTGACTTAACCCCATGTTTCCAGTTAAATTAACATCGTCAATAAAAGTAGTTGCACCTATTGTAGGAGTGTCTGGTTCTCCTTCAAGAATTATAGGCACGCCGGCTCCATTCCTTATGCCGCCGTTTGCTTCAGAGTCTGATAGCGCATAAAGACCAAATAGATAATTGTAAGACGCATAAGCATGTAAAGGGTTTGCTTTTATTGCACTAGCAGAAGAACCACCACCTAAGCTTGCGCCAGCACTACCAAATGCACTAGAAACTGCTCCTAAGGCATTTGCAACCGCTCCAACTGCGGCAACGCCAGCTGCAATGCCAGCGGCAGCTCCTGCTAGTCTGCCGGCAGCGTTTGCTAATCCAGAACTACCGGTTAATGCGCCAATTGCGCCAACAGCAGCAGCGGCAGATCCAACTCCGACTGCTACTCCTGGTAGGGCACTTATGACCCCTGTTCCAACATTTGTTAAACCGTTAACAGCAGAATTTTTAATAGTTGTTGCTGAACGTTGAGCTGAGCCTAACAGACTAGTTGCTGACTGCACTGTACCAGTTAGTGTAGCTGTGGCTTTACTTGCTGCCGTATTAAATGTTGCTACATTTTTGAGCAATGCCATATTACAATCCTAAAAATTTAAATAGATTATTACCTTTAGGGATATAAATTTTTATACCTGGAATAAAATCATAGATAGGATCTTGTAAAACATTTAAATTTCTTTGTGTAAAGACCCACCAAAGTTTAGTAGTTTTATATAAATCGTACGACAGTAGGTCTGGACGATGAGAATACTGCGGTTCAACTGTATAAAGAAAATCATCTATGTCCGCAGGTATAGGGCGAATTGTTAAAAAATCTAAATAATTTCCAACAATAGGAGTATCTTTCCAAGGGCTAGTTTCATTATAATTTGCTGGCATTAGATGAATCCTCCACTGCCACCGCTAATAAACGATTGTAAATCAAATGTTTTAATTTTTTCTCTACTGTAAATCGGTTGCAAGGTTATACTAAATGTACTCTTAATAGGTACGTGACTAGATCCAGTATTAATATAATCAACACCGTTAGGTAAATCTATTGAATAGTTCCTAATGATTACGGGAACATCTTTAAACACATAATCGCCGTAGGCATTAAATTTTAAAATAATTGGTGGATTTCCGTCTTGGAACATTTTTGTACTTGCTCTTAAAAAATTAACTGCCTGTGACCATGCCGGTGCTTGACTAGCATCTTCTACAAAAAACGGACCGTTAACTGTAATTTGTTCAGCTTTACTATTTTGGTAAGCAAAGAAACTATAATTTTGATGTGTCAACGGAACTTCTTCATATTGGGCGCCACCGCTAATTGAAATAGTAGGAGTATAGGGAAATACAAATTTTCCTGTGGCTCCAGATAATCTAACACGCCAGTCACCGGCGCCACTGCCAAAAGCATTGCCTAATGTACTTGTTACTCTCATTCCGCCGCCGCCGCCACCGCCGCTGCCACCGCCAAATAGTGAACCTATAGAACTAAATGCACTACCTATAGCTCCGACAGAATTGGCAATTCCTCCCACAGCTCCTATGGTCTGATTAACTGCGCCACTAAATAATGCAGCTCCTTGTGCAAATCTAGCTACAGGATTTCCACCAGGGGGCAAATTAATACTGCGAAGAGCAGAAATTGACTGTACTGCACTTTGTGCTCCGCTTATTGCTCCAGAAATTCTAGCAGCTTCTCCGGCAACTGTTCCTAGTGTTCCCATTGCTTGAGTAGCGGCTGAACCAATAGATGAGAACGAACCGACTGAGCCTGAAAAACTATCAAATGGACCTGGCATTATTGGACTCCTTAGTCAGTGTATTTAGTTGACAAAATTAAGTACATAGTTTATAATAAGAGAAAATAGGACTACTATGAAAGTTAATTACCTCAATAACAAAGATTTACTAGAAGAGATACACAAAAGTAAGAATACATTTTGTAGTTTTGCCGACCCGTCATATCATCGATACGATCTAATATTACCTAATATTGATAAAATTAATATTCGAACTATTGCTGAAGCCAAACGAGCACAAGCTAAACGCATCGGGCAAGAAGAATATCAGCGACGAAAAGCATTAGGTGAAAAAGTCAAACAAGCAGACACAGAAGTTGACTATAAGAAGATTGCAAAAACGGATGTTGTATTTCGTATTATGACATTTGATCATATTCCACTTAATAATACTCGTAAAAAGAATCCTAAAACACTTGCTGATCATAGGGATAAAGTAAACTTTCCACCCTTCCAACATTGGAAGTTTGATGAAAACGATATCCTAGTGTGCGTTGGGAAATCGCACTGGAAAGGTGATCTAGAAAAGGGCAAGTTTAATAAAGACCACGGACAGATTACTAATACACTGGCCCGTATGTACATTAAACTATGCGAAAGATATGCTACAAGAGGTAACGTTCGTGGATATACTTACAATGATGAAATGCGAGGGCAAGCAATTTTACAACTTACTCAAATTGGTCTACAGTTCGATGAAAGTAAATCGGACAATCCTTTTGCTTATTTTACTGCCGCCGTTACTAACAGCTTTGTTCGAATTATCAATTTAGAAAAACGCAATCAAAATATCCGCGACGATCTGCTAGAAATCAACGGCATGAATCCAAGTTACTCTAGAACTGGTTCAGGAGAACACGCAGCCGCTGTCAAAAGATTCGACGAAACTACTGATTGACCTGTAGTGGTAAAACAACTATAATAGTCTAACGGAGATAATATATTGAGTAACCTTTTTAAACGAGTAGCCTGCTTTACGGATATACACTTTGGATTAAAGTCTAACAGTCAAGTACATAACCAGGACTGTGAAGATTTTGTTGATTGGTATATTGCCAAAGCTAAAGAGCAAGGATGTGATACAGGAATCTTTATGGGAGACTGGCATCACAACCGCAACAGTCTTAATATTACTACTATGGATTATAGTCTCAGGGCTTTAGAAAAACTTGGTGCGGCATTTGATCAGTTTTTCTTTTTTCCAGGTAATCATGATCTTTACTATAAAGACAAGCGCGATATCCACTCAGTAGAGTTTGGCAAATACATTCCAGGTATTACTGTGGTGCATAAACCTATGACTGTTGGTGATGTAACACTGTGTCCTTGGCTTGTGGGCGATGAATGGCGTACTGTGGGCAAGCAAGGTGGCAAATATATATTTGGTCACTTTGAATTGCCTAGCTTCTTTATGAACGCTATGATACAGATGCCAGATCATGGCGAAATTAATCTTGACAGCTTTAAAGGTTATGAGTTGGGATTCAGTGGGCATTTCCACAAACGTCAACAACAGCGCAATATGATCTATATTGGCAATGCATTTCCACACAATTATGCAGATAACTGGGATGATGACCGTGGCATGATGATACTTGAGTGGGGCGGCCAGCCAGAATATCACACATGGCCTATGCAGCCTACATTCCGCACGGTTAAACTAAGCGAACTAATTGACAACGCAGACACAATTATTAAACCTAATCAGCATCTGCGTGTTAGTTTAGACATTGATATTAGCTATGAAGAAGCCAGTTTTATCAAAGAGAAGTTTATGACGGATTATGATATTCGCGAACTTACACTTATTCCAGAAAAGAAAGAAATAGAAATTAATACAGACATTGATATCCAAGCATTTGAAAGTGTAGATCAAATTGTCTCCAATCAGCTTGTTAATATTGAAAGCGATACTTTTGATAAGAAGATCCTGTTGGAAATTTATAATAGCCTATGATTAAAATTAAAGATTTAACAGTTAAGAACTTTATGAGCGTGGGTAATCAAACCCAAGCTGTGAACTTTTGCAGAGAACAACTAACCTTAGTTCTAGGTGAGAACTTAGATCAAGGCGGGGACGACAGCGGTAGCCGTAACGGTACAGGTAAAACTACCATTGTTAATGCACTTAGTTTTGCATTATATGGTACTGCTCTTACAAATATTAAGAAAGACAACTTAATTAACAAGATTAATAATAAGAACATGCTAGTTACTTTGACTTTTGACAAGGACGGTAACAATTACAAGATTGAACGTGGGCGAAAACCTACAGTCATGAAGTTTTATGTCAATAATCAAGAGCAGAGTGCAGAGTCAACTGATGATAGTCAGGGTGATATGCGTGAAACGCAAAAGGATATTGACGAGTTGTTAGGAATGAGCCACGACATGTTTAAACATATTGTAGCTCTTAACACCTACACAGAACCGTTTCTCAGCTTGAAAGCTAATGAGCAACGCGAAATCATTGAGCAGTTGTTAGGTATTACTCTGTTATCAGAGAAAGCAGATACGCTTAAAGAACAGATTAGACTAACAAAAGAAAATATATTTCAAGAATCGGCAGATATTGAAGCTGCTAAAAAGTCTAATGACAAAATACAAGTAAGTATCACTGGTTTAGAAAATAGACAGTCGGCCTGGTATGCGCAACAGAAAACAGACTGTGCAAAAATTGCAGCCAGCATTACAGAACTACAAAGTGTTGATATTGAAAGAGAATTAGCACAACATGCCAAGTTAAAACAGTATGACGAGCATGCTGCTAAGATCAAAAGTCTTAACAAAGAGAAATCAACTCTGGAAACTGCTGTTATTCAAGCAGATAAAAGTGTTACCAAGTATACTAAAGAACTAGAACAATTAAAGAATAAGACTTGTCCTGCTTGTGAACAAGGATTACATACACATAAACATGAAGAAATGTCTGCAAATGCTGAAAAAAATCTAGCAGATGCAGTAGTTTATTTACAAGGCATTAGTGACAGCTATGCTAGTGTTATGCAAGAGTTAGAAACTATTGGTGATATCAATGGCAGGCCGCAGACTTATTATGATACCGTTGAAGAAGCACTTAGACATCAGAACAATCTAGCTAGTTTAGAAACTGCGTTAGCTACTAGACAACAAGAAACAGACCCTTATCAAGAACAAATTGACGATTTAAAGCATACTGCTATACAGGAAATCTCGTGGGATAATGTTAACTTGTTGAATACAATGAAAGATCACCAAGAGTTCTTGTTAAAGTTATTAACAAACAAAGACAGCTTTATTCGTAAGAAGATTATTGATCAGAACTTAGCTTATTTGAATAATAGACTTACTTACTATCTCGATAAGATGGGATTGCCACATCAGGTCAGCTTCTTAAACGATCTTAATGTTGAGATCACACAGCTAGGTCAAGACCTAGACTTTGATAACTTATCGCGTGGCGAACGCAATCGTTTAATTCTAGGGTTGAGTTGGGCGTTCCGTGATGTGTGGGAAAGTCTATACCAAAGCATTAACTTATTGTTTGTTGATGAACTTATTGACAACGGATTAGACGCCAATGGTGTTGAAAACGCCTTAGGTGTACTTAAGAAGATGGCACGTGAACGTAAAAAGAATATCTATTTGATTAGTCACAAGGACGAGCTAATTGGCCGCGTTAATAATGTGCTTAAGGTTGTTAAAGAAAACGGATTTACCAGCTACGCAAATGATTTAGAAATAGAAGAATGACAACTAAGCAACTCCATGAAGCGTTGATGAAAGAGTTTCGTAAGTATTTTGAAGAAAATCAAGACTGGGAAACTACAGAATCACACGCTTCTGGTATTAGGCTAAGAAGGCACCTATACGAAATTAGACGAATCGCATTGGAAATGCGAGCAGAAATTATAGAAATACGTAAACTTAAACCAAAAATTAAAAGTCCAAAATATAGAGAAGCACTGTTAAAAGAACAACTCGCTCAAAAACAACAGGCAGATAAAGGCACAGACACTAACTAGTTGATGTCATGGTATTATCAAAACGCAATAGTTGAAACCCTTCCAGAAGAATGTATAGGTTTCGTCTATTGTATCACTAATAACATCACTGGTCGCAAATATATAGGCAAAAAATTAGCTAAATTCTCTAAAACAACTTATAAAACAGTAAAACTCAAAAACGGCAACAAGAAGAAAAAGAAGATTCGATCTAAAATTGATTCTGATTGGCGTGAATACTATGGCTCAAGCGACCATTTAACAAAAGACGTAGAAACCCTAGGCGCAGAAAATTTCACAAGAGAAATACTTTACTACTGCACATCAAAAGCTGAATGCTCATACATAGAGGCAAGAGAACAATTTACAAGACGTGTTCTCGAAAGTGACGACTACTATAACGGACACATTGCTGTTCGTGTACACGGTTCTCACATCAAAGGCAAACAAATAAACGGTTAAGGCTTCCACCGGCTAATTTCGGGTGGCGAACAGAAGAAACCTGGACCCAGTGTCGCAGGGATCCGTAGACTCTTGCCGTTAAGAGCACTCAATCAGTATCCTTCACAGGACCAAGATCGCAAAGCTGCCGCGGTTTGATTGTTTCAAGGAATTTAAGGCAAAAAGAGGGAGAAACACCCACGTTTGCTAGCATGTTAGCGTATGTTAGTAGACCGCCGTCATATAAAGACACAGCTCGAGGTACCGGATGACCGCCTCTGTAATGCTGTAACGCTAAGTGATAAAAGTGCAACTCAGATAATGTTGGTTTTATTTCTTTGCCCGCAAGGGCAAAGTGTGACTGAACAATCTAGATAATATTTAAAACTGCTTCGCAGTTAATTATAAGTCAATTAAAACTGTTCTAAGAAGAAAAATGCGTTGAGCGTAAGCGATAACGCAAACGAGCATTAGCTCGTTTTTAAAATAAATATAACTTTACCGATAACTAATACTATGTCTAATATATTGCTTGAACAACACATGAAAGATTCTAGAAAGATACTAGCTGAATCTGTATCTGGTCTTGACCTAGAACAACGTAAGATCGTTGAAGGAGTTTATAATGAATTAAAGCCTTTAATTGAAGCTAGTCTTACCTCTGATCAAATTAATCAACTATTTGGTGAAGTAGAAAAAGCAGCTACAGCATCTGGTTCTAATAGAACTTTATTAGGCAAAGGAAAGGATGCTGTAGGTAAAGGCGTAGATGTTGCTAAACAAGCAAATGAACTTATCAATAAAGCAGGTCGCTGGTTACAAAATACCAAACCAGTACAGGCATTTGATCAAAAGTTTGAAGATCTTAAACGTAAGATTAACACTAAGTTTCCAGACAGCAAAGTTCTAGACATGATTTCAAATATGGGAATCTATGCTAAAAACAATCCAGGAAAAACAGCATTTATTGTAGGCGTTCTAACAGCTATTGCAGCATTAGCCGGAGGCCCAATAGGCGGTGCTATTGCTGGTCAGGTATTGCGTGGATCTGTAGAATTGCTCAAAGGCGAAAAATTATCAACTGCCATTGGAAAAGGTGTTAAAACTGCGGTACTAGGATTCTTAACTGGAGCCATTGCTGACAAGCTAGGTAGTTGGCTCAGTGGACTACGTGCAGAAGCAGTGCCCTTTGA